CATTCTCCCTGACGGTAAAAACCACGGTCTTGTGTTTGTTCTTGACTGGTCTGGTTCTATGGGTGAGGTTATTCTTGATACTGTCAAGCAAGTCTTGAATCTTATTTCTTTCTGCCGCAAGGTCAAGATTCCTTTTGAACTCTATGCATTCATCAATTCATTTCCTTGTGACGATGATGAACGTTGGATGTCTCCTAAAGTTGAAAACACTGTGGCTTTCTTCAATGATTTCAAAATGCTGAATCTTGTCAGCAGTGAAGCAAAGACTAAGCAACTTGATCAGCAGATGCTCAATCTGTGGAGAATGGCATACAGTTTCCGTTACTATGTTGAGTACTCTCTTCCTGCTGGTTATGGTCTCTGTGGCACTCCATTGAATAATGCTATTGTTACTCTGCATCAAATCATTCCACACTTCCAAAACAAAACTGGTGTTGAGAAGGTCAATGCAATTATTTTGACTGACGGTGAATCTGCACCGATTCGTTCATCTGTCTGCATTCCTAAGGAGCAAAGTCTTTACAGCAAAGATTATTGGGGAGTCAATGCTGTAGATCATCGTACTTATCTTCGTAACCGTAAGACTGGTCATGTTACTCAGATTGGTTCTTACAGTGATCAGACTGCTAACTTGATCAAAGATCTTAGCGAAACATTCCCCAATACTAACATCATTGGTATTCGTCTGGTCAGTGGTCGTGACTTTGCTAACTTCCAACGGGATTGGGTTTCTTGGGAAGATCGTGAGCGAGTCAATAAGCAGTGGCGTAAAGAGAAGTCTGTCGTGATCAAGAAAGTTGGGTTCGATGCATTCTTCGCTATCGCTTGCAATTCTCTCAACAATAGTGTAGAATTTGATGTGGAAGAGTCGGCAACCAAGACTCAGATCCGTAACGCTTTCAAGAAGTCCCTCTCTTCTAAAGCACTAAACAAAAAAATCCTGACCGAATTCATCTCCATCATCGCATGACCTTATCTAATCAAGATTGTCTGGAGTATATCAAATCTATTCCAGACAACTCTGTGGATCTGGTCCTTACCGATCCTCCCTATTTCATTGGATTTGATGGTGGTAAAGGTTGGGACTCTCAATGGGGTAGTGAAATAGAATACCTTGAGTGGTGTGACAAGTGGACAGAAGAATGTGTCCGTGTTCTCAAACCTGAGAGGATGCTTGTAGTCTTTGGAACTCTGAAGACCGAGACATTTCTTCTTTATAAGTTGAGAACAACTGATCACAATCCTGTCCTCACTCCACAGAATGAGATTGTTTGGAGTTACAACTGGGGTGGCAGAGGTAAGAACAACTTTGCTAGAAAGCATGAATATGCTTGGTGCTGGTCTAAGGGTAAACAGTTTCTATTCAACGCTGACGATGTTCGTGTAGAAAGAAAAGTTTCTAAGAACCTGAGGACTGGAAAAGCATATGAAAAGGGAACTATTCCTACATGTGTATGGGAGAAAAACAACCACACCACTAGCAAAGAATATGTGAACTGGCATCCTACCCAGAAACCATTGATGATACTGGAAAGAATTATCAAAGCATATACCAATCCTGGAGATACTGTCCTTGATATCTTCAGTGGTTCTGGATCTACAATGATTGCTGCTGCACAATCTGATAGAAACTTTCTTGGTTGTGAACTTGACAAATCCTACTATGACAAATCGTTGGAACGCTACCGAGACCTAGTTGGTGCTCGACTGCCAATCTGACAACTGTCCACCGCCCCTTGTGAGGGCGGTTTTTTCATGTATAATATATACATACACAAAGGGAGACACCCCACAATGCCTCGCAAAACCAACATCAACATGGACGCTCTGACGGTTTTCCTTCAGGACAACTTTGGATCTGAGTTTGGAGCAGATGCTATCCGTGCTGCTGCTTCGGAGTTTGGTGCTTCCTACCCCACTGTCAGCAAGCGACTTGAGCAATATAAAGTCGGTTACAACAAATGGAACCTCACTGTTGAAGAAGCACGTCAGCAGTTTGAAGATAACATTCAGACTATGGATAGTGTGAATCAAAACCTTATCCCTGCAAAAGATGGTAACTTTGTCAAGTTCGGTAACTTCAATGATATCAAGAAAGTCATTCAGTCTAAGATCTTTTACCCCACGTTTATCACTGGTCTATCTGGCAACGGTAAGACCTTCGGTGTTGAGCAAGCATGTGCTCAACTGGGACGGGAATTGATTCGTGTCAACATTACTATCGAAACTGACGAAGATGATCTTATTGGTGGTTTCCGTTTGGTTGACGGTAACACTGTTTGGCATAATGGTCCAGTCATCGAAGCTCTGGAACGTGGAGCTGTGTTGCTTCTAGACGAGATTGATCTTGCCTCTAACAAGATCCTGTGTCTCCAATCTATCCTTGAGGGTAAGGGTATCTTCCTGAAGAAGATTGGTAAGTACATCAAACCTGCTGCTGGTTTCAATGTGATTGCCACTGCTAATACCAAAGGTAAGGGTAGTGATGACGGTCGTTTTATTGGCACCAACGTCCTCAACGAAGCATTCCTTGAGCGATTCCCTGTGACCTTTGAGCAAGAGTATCCTACTCCTTCTACTGAGTATAAGATTCTCTATCAAGTTGGTGCTGAACTTGGTCTTGCTGATGTTGATTTTTACAAGCGTCTGACTGACTGGGCAGACATTATCCGCAAGACCTTCTATGATGGTGGTGTTGATGAAGTGATCTCCACTCGTCGCCTGGTTCATATCATCAAGGCATACAGCATCTTTGGTGACAAAGCAAAGGCAATTCAGATTTGCCTCAACCGTTTCGATGACGAAACTAAGCAGTCCTTCCAAGAACTGTATGACAAGGTTGATGCTGATGTAGAGTTCAAGGAGATTAAAGATGGTGTGGAATAATTATAAAAAAGTTCTCTGGGAAGTATTTCCCGACCTAGAGAACATTGCAGATTGGGCAGACTGGGAGGGAAAGAATCTCTCCCTTTCCGCCAAACTCTACAGCAACAAGCACATTCTCAAATCTAGAGAAGTTGAAATCTGGAATGAGAAGACTTGTATTTACAATAACATCATCTATCCAAAGACTGGATCAGATCTACCCTGCTTTGGTATGGATCTAATGATGTTCTTTCCAAAGAAAGTTGTCATTACTTTTGACTTCCAGCATCCAAGAGAACATTATCGCTTCTCAGTTGATGGACTTCCAAAGTGTGAAGGTGGTATTAGATTCTTTGAACCTGGCAACCACTTCTCTGACAACCTGTTCATTCGCAAATGTGTTTCTGAAGAGGTTGACAACTACTTAGATTCTTTCAAGGATTACTTGACTGTGTACAAAAATATGCTAGAATCTAAGATGCCCATTGGAACGGATACCAGTTCCTATTCTGACTTTGATTCTTACATGAAGAAACTTGATCCTGTTGCAGGATATCTATCTTCTAACTTTGGTAAGGATAAAGCAGAAAGTTTAGTCAATGACTTCCTGTTTACTTATGGTTAATGCGTGGAGCCTACTCTCTGATATTATGGAAAACGAAAACGAAATCAAATTGAATCTTGAACCCTCTCACTTTTGGAAGTATGAAGAAGATCTGACACTCAAGGAAGTGCGTGAGTATTTGTCTGGAACTTATCGTGCTCACTACACTTCTCAGGAGTCTCAAACTCAGACACTAGATCTGATTGAAAGTATTGGTGATGCAGAACCATTCTGCCGATCAAATGCGATCAAGTATCTGTCTCGCTTCGGCAAGAAGAACGGTAAGTCTAAGCAAGACATCTTGAAAGCAATTCACTATTGCATTCTTCTTTATCACTTCTCTGGTCTCCACAAGCAAACTAGCAACTACCCTCACTGAAAACATGATGAAACTGACTAACGATACTAAGAATATTCTTCGTAACTTCTGTGAGATCAACCAGTCTCTACTGGTCAAGAAAGGAAATGTTCTTCGCACGATCTCCAACATGAAGAACATTCTGGCAGAAGCAACTATCACTGAGGAGTTCCCTAATGATTTTGCTATCTATGACTTGGGTCAATTTCTGAATGGTTTCAATCTCCATCAGGATCCTGATCTTGAGTTTTCTAATCAACGTTATCTGACTATCAAAGATAACGGTAGTCGTGTAAAATATTTCTACTGTGAACCATCTCTGATCAAGGCACCTCCCGAAAGTGGGATTCAGATGCCTTCTATCGATGTTGAGTTTGTTCTCAACGATGGTCAACTTGGTCTTCTTCAGAAAGCTTCATCAATTTATAGCCTTCCTGACTTGTGCGTCATCGGTGATGGTGCTAAGATTAGTTTGGTGGTGAAGGACAAGAAGAACGACACCTCAAACGAATACTCTATTGTGGTCGGTGATACTGACAAGGAGTTTGAATTCTCCTACAAGATCGAGAACATTCGTATCCTTCCTGGATCTTATGAGGTTGTTATTTCTGATAAACTGATTTCAGTTTTCAATCACAAGTCTCTGAACCTCAAATACTATATCGCTCTTGAACCCGAGACCCCTTGAACATCTTCGTTACACAACAAGACCCAGGTGCGTCAGCACAGTGTTTGCCTGACAAGCACATTGTCAAGATGCCACTAGAGTGCTGTCAGATGCTTGCTATCATCTACAGCAAGTGGTATTATGACTGGGCACCGCTGCCTAAGAAAGATGGTGGTTACTATGCAACTGCAAAAGGTGCGTTCCGTAACCATCCATGCACAATCTGGGCAGCACAAAACCACTACAACACTGCTTGGTTGATTCAGCATGGCATTGCATTATGTACCGAGTATAGACATCGCTATGGTAAAACACATTCATGTGCAGACACCTTGTTTGAGGCAAAGAAAATTTTCCACAGACATTCTGGGAAAGCAATCACTTGTTATTCTTTAGCAGACAACTTCGCCAGAGCAATGCCCAATGAATATAAACATGACACAAGCATTGACACTTTTACTGCTTACAAGATGTACATTAGCAGCAAACCTTGGGTTGCATCTAATTATCTTCGTGACGAATCCCGAAAACCGAATTGGGTATGATTGATTATGCGTAATGATTTTCTTTGGGTTGAGAAGTATCGACCCAAAACTGTGAACGATTGCATCCTGCCAAATGCAATCAAGAAACCTCTCCTTGAGTTTGTAGAGACTGGGGAGATTCCTAATCTACTGCTTGCAGGTCCTGCAGGTATTGGCAAGACAACGGTTGCCCGAGCGTTGTGTGAAGAACTTGGGTGTGATTATATTGTTATCAATGGATCAGATGAAGGACGATTTCTTGACACTGTACGGAACCAAGCAAAGAATTTTGCATCGACCGTATCACTTCAAGCAACTGGTAAACCAAAGGTCATCATTATTGATGAGGCTGACAACACGACCCACGATGTTCAACTCCTACTACGGGCGAACATTGAGGCGTTTTATAGCAACTGTAGATTCATCTTCACTTGCAACTACAAAAACAAAATCATCGAACCCCTGCACTCCCGATGTGCAGTCATTGACTTCTCAATCGGTGGTAAAGACAAACCTGCAATCGCAGCACAGTTTTTCAACCGTCTCAGGACTATACTTGAGGAAGAGAATGTACAATATGATCCAAAGGTACTTGCTGAACTGATCAACAAACACTTCCCTGACTGGCGACGTGTTCTCAATGAGTGTCAACGACACGGCACTGGTGGGTCTATCGATACCTCTATCCTGGTTCAGATCACTGACGTTGATACCAACACTCTGGTCAAGAATCTCAAGGAGAAGCGGTTTGGTGAGGTCAGGAAGTGGGTGGTCAACAACCTAGACAACGATCCTGCAACCATCCTGAGGCGTGTCTATGATGCCCTGTACGCCGCTCTGGAGGGGTCTAGCATCCCTGCTGCTGTCCTGGTTATTGCTAAGTACCAATACCAAACTGCCTTCGTGGCAGATCAGGAGATCAATCTCCTAGCGTGTCTAACTGAAATTATGGCGGAGTGTGAATTCAAATGAAACCTCATAGATTAAAAGGACTAGCAAGTGAGAGAGCATTTGAAGCTCAGTATTATGAAATGATTGATGATGAAAAGTATTCTCTCATTTCACCAACTTTAGATACTGGATGGGATTATATGATCGCTTCTACAGGCATCAAAATTCAAGTCAAACGACATTCCCCGTGCGATAAAAAATATAATCCATTTAATTTGGATTTGCGAAGAAAGCGTAATAAGGGAACTGGTAATTATACTGGTACAGAGTTTGATTACCTCGCTATTCATGATACTGACGCTGGAGAGTTTATTATTACACATGTTTCAAATTTAATGAAAGATGGTAAAATGAAACAAAGCGTGGGTATTCGTTCACTCAAGAACGAAGGTTTTAAAATTTTATGTGGAGTATGAATTCAAATGATTGATGCAAAACTGATTCGTATTATTACTGGTGAAGAGATTGTTGCAGAGGTTCTCTCTGAAACTGATTACCTCATCACAGTCCAGAACGCACTGGTAGTTCTCCCGACACAATCTAGTGTTGGATTCGCTCCCTGGGCAACAGTGATCAGTAAGGATAAACCTGAGATTACTGTTAGCAAAACTCACATTGTTTATATTGCTGAGTTGCAAGAAGATGTTGCTAAGAAGTACAATGAAATGTTTGGTAGCAAGATTGTCACACCATCATCTAAGAAGTTGATCGTATGACCGTCAAGACAACACCTCAAAACGTAAAGGAAGCGCATGAAGGATTGTTTCATGCTACAATGAACTTACCTGCTGCCGCTGCTCATTGCGGCATGTCTCAGAAAGAAATGAAAATGACTTTCTGGGAATACCTGAAGTATCACCAACCTAATTATGAAATCCCCAAAAACCCCATTGAGATATCCAGGCGGCAAGAGTCGAGCAACTAAGTACATTATTCCTAGGTTTCCTCAAGGTCTAGGTGAGTACAGAGAACCTTTTCTTGGTGGAGGTTCTGTTGCTATCGAAGTGACAAAACGTTTCCCAGGCACTAAGATCTGGGTCAACGATTTGTATGAACCCCTATATAATTTCTGGAAACAACTTCAACAGAATGGTAATGAAATTGCGAACATCCTACTCCAACTCAAACAAAGGCACCCTGACCCCTCTTCCGCGAGGCATCTTTTCACTGATGCAAAGAAGTACCTTGCCAAAGACCTTTCTGATAGCGAGGACATTCATCGTGCTGTGTCTTTTTATGTTGTCAATAAGTGCAGTTTCTCAGGTCTTACAGAAGCAAGTTCCTTCTCAAAGCAAGCCTCAGACAGCAACTTCAGTCTTAGAGGGATAGATAATCTAAAGTTCTATCAGCAACTAATTGGTAATTGGACCATCACAAATCTTTCATATGAAGAAATGCTGAGTGGTGATCCTGAAACTTTTATCTATCTTGATCCTCCATACGATATCAAGGACAATCTGTATGGTAAAAAAGGTGCTATGCACAAGAAGT